AGGCCGAGACGGAACCCTTCGAGTGCGGCACCGAACTCGTCCTTGATCTCGATGACATACTGGAATCCGTCTTGGCCTGATGATGTGGTCATCGTTCTACTTCTTCTCTGAGAACTGGTCTGCGAGCGCGTCCGCCGCCTTGTGGTCGTCCTCTTCGTTCTTCGAGAACCTGCGGATGTGATCTTTCATCAGCCTGCTGTCTGTCGCGGATGCGATGAGCGAGGTCCATGCGTTGCGAGATGCTTGGGCTGCTTCAACTTGATGGATGCTCTTGAGCAGAGAGAGGAAGCTCCTGAGATCCATCCGCATGACTTCCGCAAGTTGGAATCCATGCAGGACCGCGAAGACGATCCCGTTTTGCAGGTTCTCCCAATACGCTAACTCTCGCTCTTCGGGAGAGCCTTCGGACCCAGCGACGGCCTTCCGCTTGCTTCTTCGCTTGCTTGGCTTTGCGTGTTGTAGTCCTGGAACGGAGCGGCGGATGATGTCTGAAAGCTCTTCTGCATCGCCGCTTTCAGCGGCTCCAGAAAAGGGTCGAACGCGCTGGCGTTGGCTTGAGCGACTCCTTTCAAGAGAGCGATCGTATTCTGGATGGTCAGCTTGCTCTTGAAGTCGGTGAAGGCATTTCCATTGAGGGCAACGGGGAAGACTCCTCGCATCGAATCCATGATGATGTACGCGACCGTTTCGGACAGCGCCGGATCGGTGAGGCAGTCAAGGATCTTCTCGACAGTCTTCTCCTTCTGATCGGTGCGATACTTCGCAAGCTCGGGAGTGATCGCCTCGATGTGCGTCTTCGAAGATGCGAGAGTCGCACCGCCTTCCGCGGCATCCTCCTTGTTGGCGAACTCTTCCCATCGTCGCCCGGTGTCCTTCGTCGTATCGGCCATCAACATCGAGATGGCAGACGCGAGAGGTTTAGCGAGGTTCTTGAGCTTGTGGTTCGAACCCAGGCTCAACGGGTAGAACTGGAAGGTCTCCCCGTTGATCTCAACATCAACGGGAGGATTCGTAAGGAACGCGAATGAGGTAGTCATGGACTTGGGATCCTTTGGGTAATGCGCGAGGGCCGCTCCTTTGGTGGGGAGCGGCCCTCGGAGTCTACCCAACCGGGAGGTTGGTCGGAAAGGGATCAGTCAGGGACCGAAGAGTTGGTGGCCTTCTTGAACGTGCGGACCGTGCAGGACGGGCTCGTGGTGCTGCCTTCGGTGCTCTGGCTCGCCGTTCCGTTGAACTCCATCGAGGACCAGTCATCTCCGATCAGGTCCATGCTGCCCGAGGGCATCAGTTGGACGCTGTGCCACTGCCACTCGCGCATCTCGTTGCTGTTGCGCGGGTTGATCTGGACCAGCTTCAAGCTGCCCTTGAGGGCCTGACCCGTGAACAGCCGAGCTTCTTCGTAGGTGGCGTCTGCCACGCCGTTCGCTGCGACAGAGAGGGTCGTGAACGTCGTGATGGGCGTGGCGGTGTTCTTGATGAAGAAGATTCGACCCATCTTGTAGTCGATGAGATAGTTCACGCCTTCAACACCAGTCGGGGTCGAAGTCACAGAGACCACGCCAAGATCGTAGACGCGATCTCCCTGGGGATTGATTGTGGGCGGGCCAGTGATCGTCTTGTAGAGGTCGTACCAGCGGCCAAGAGTGGGCGTCCCGGTATTCACGCCGTTGTCGCCCGCAGCGATCAACACCCCGTTGTAGCCGGTGCCGATGCCCGTCGTTCCAGAGAACCACAGCGCGATGTTGTCCAGGCTGATCTCGTCCAGCTCGAACGAGAGCGAGTGCTTCTGTTGAATGAAAACCGAGCCGTCCGTGAACTTCACACCACCGCGCGTGTTGAAGTGGTCGAGGTCGGAGCTTTCCATCGAAGCGGTCATCGAGACCACGTTGCCGAGGTCACGGTATTCGACCGGAACACCGTCCGCACTGTGGGTGGAGAAGTAGAGTCGGCCTCGTCCGAGAGTGATGTTTGAGGGATCGTAACGACCAGAGGAGATTCCGGGCATGGCTTTTGATTAGCTCCGTGTGTTTTCTTGGAGGGTTGGCTGAGGCTACTTCGGATGCACGGAGATGTTCAACACGAACTCTGCCTTGGATCCGTTGTTCGATTCTTGTCGCGGAGGATGTGTGTATCGGATACGTTGAAGGAGTACCCGGTGTCCGTTGAGTTGTGGGATGCTTTCCAGGGTTGTGCGGATGTTTGTGAAGTCAACCTCCGTGTTGAAGCCTAGATTCGCCATCCAGGTCCACATCGAGTGTTGTCGGTTGTCATCTCGGCGGGTGGTCGAGTCGGAGAAGTTGCTGGTCTGCTCGTTGAGTTCGACCGACGCGGGAGCGATTGAGGCCGACTGTGAGCGGATGCGAGTGGTAGCGTCGTAGTCGATGCGAGGATACGTTGCTCCCTGGAAGATCCCTAACAGGAAGTTATACATCTCCGTTGTGGTCACGAGGGCCATGTGAGGGAGTTCCCGATCCGCCGTATGACGTAGGGAGTGTCCTGCACCACAAACGCTTTGACGGACGTTTCCTCGGGTATCTGAACATCGCCTTCAAGAAGGCCCAAGGCACTCGAAATCTCCAACCACAAACGCTTGAGTTCCATATCCTTTTCGGAAGAGGAAACTCCTCTCAACATCGCCTGATCTTCTTGCCAGGACTGATGCGCGGATGCTGAGGAGTCGAAGAACAGTGTGGGAATCGTCCGCATCAACTCGTAGCGGATCCACTTGAGTTCCGTAACGGATGCAAGTTGCCGGATGGCCCCCGCGCCGGTCGTGGGATTTTCGATCTCCGCTGTAGCCAGGATCGTAAGAACGCGGCTCTCTGTGAGGTAGCGGTAGAAGCCAACACGGACACTGCGAACCGCCTCTTCGATGAGTCTTTGAGCATCTCTGTCCGAAGGTACGCCAGACAAACGCAGGCGTTCCTTGACAGTATCGATGTCGATGATGAAGAGGGGTTGCAGTGCCACTTGTGATTAGCCTCGGAGATCCTGCGACAGTTGCGCCATGGCTTCGTCCTTGGTTTCGAAGGCCGGGACGTTGTGGGCGATCCGAGCGACCATCAGGTTCAAGTCTCCGAGAGACTTGCCCATGAGATCCTTCGCAGGAGTCATCCACTTGCCTTGCGGCAACTTGCCTTGCGGCAACTTGCCTTGCGGCCTCCCTTCCTTCATCCGAAGGACGCGACCGTCGTCCGTGATGTCGGTAGGCACTGGGATCGTCTCAGGGTCAGTGCCGAAGTCTTGACCCTTTCGATCTCGGGTGCCGCCGACCTCGACGATGACGCCGCGTTCGACCGCTTCCTCGATCCATGCAGGCGACAGACCCAGATCCGAAGGGAGAATCTCTCCCTCGATGAACTGGTGCCCGTCGTGCATGACCGATTCGCGTTGTCCGATTCTGTAAGTAGGCATGGGTTTTCCTTTGCTGTCTTGGGATCAGCCCGAGATGGCCTTGTAGCTGGCCGTGCTATCCGTCACTCGCGGATAGACCAACGGGCGGCTCTGAACGAGGGCCATGAGAGCAGACGGATCCGGCTGCTTCCAGGACTTGGCGAACCGCTTGGCCTGCATCTTCCGGCCTTCGAGCGCGTCCATGTCGGGGATCGCACCGTAGTAACGCTTCCAACCGCCCTGGCCCGCCGAGATGAACTCGACGTACTTCGGGCGAATCAGGTCGATGGCCGAGCCGTTGAGTCGCAACTTGCGCGGGTAGCTCCACCAGTTGATGCCGAGCCAGCGACCGATGAAGATCGCACCATCGCTGCGAGGGCCTTGCGTGAGATCGATCCCACCGGCTTTGATGCCCGAGTTCAGGTTGATTGTCGAGAGCATCTCCGGGAGCTTGTAGAACCAAGCCTCCGCTTCCGATCCCATGATCGCATCCGTGATTCCTTGTCCGTTCTCGGCCACGAGACTGATGATCGCTCGGATGTTGGCAATCGCCGTGATGTTCCCAGGCGTGCCGTCCCAGAAGACCGAGGGCGTGACCGAGTGGGTTGCTGCACGAGGGATAGTGATCGTGAACACTTCGTCGTCCGCCACGGAGTAGGAGATCGCGCCACGAAGCGCCATCGCCGCCATCCACTCCTCCGCGTTCACGATCATGTCGTCCATGTAGGTGAGATCGTCAGCGATCCGCTTCTCGATGTCCGAGATGACCTGACCCTGGTTCGTCGGGTAGACGATCTCACCCGGACGCCGGTTGAACAAGTGCTCGCCCGGCGAGAAGGGGCGCTTGATGCGGATGTTCGGGGCCTTGATGACGTAGCCCTCGGAGCCGAGGCCAGCGACCATGATCGCCTCGGCACCGACGCGGACGAAGGGAGCGATGTCCCGCTCGCCTCGGATGGTATTGATCTCGACCGTCTCGGTCGGGAGCGTCTCCTCGTCGATGCCGAGGATGTTGGAGAGGAACAGACCTGGGCGCTTACGCAGATTCAGCGTATCGCTCATCGAGGTCCAGGTGAGGGGTGCGATCAACGGAAGGGGCATGTTGTTTGGGCTTTAGCCTTTGGCTTCTTGGTGGTGTTGTGAGAGGAGGATCAGTAGACGCCAGCGACACCAACGATGTCGAAGCCCTTGGCGCGCATCCCGACGACGAGAGCGGCGAGGAGGTTCGGCTGTGTCTGACCAGTCGGCAGCGGGATGTCGCGGTAGTCGATCTGACCGGCCATGATCATGTTGGCGAGCGTCTCGCCCGTGGCACTGAGGAGGGTCGCTTCGTCGAGGAAGCCGCCGATCGTGCCCGTACCATCCGCGCCGCCGGAGGCCCAGATGACCCAGAAGCCGGTGACCGTATTGAACGCCATCGGCGTCAGCTTGGCGTAGGTCGGAGGACCCGCGACAGCCGCGAGGGTCTTGGGGTGGATGTGTTCCGGCCAGACTCGCAGGGAGCCGGGGACGGAGGTGAGAGCGCCAACCAGTTCGTTTGCAGCGTATGCCATTGGATCAGACCTTCCCTTGATTCATGTATGCGGCCATCCGCTTCGCGGATTCGCAGCCGTCGATTTCGGCCTTGCTCAGTCGCAAATGGCTGTAGTGTTCGGGGACCTTCTGATTGCGCGGAGCAACCGGAGCCACGGGTTGCTCGCTGCGACGGTCGGCCTTGCGGAGCGGGCGCTCATCGTCGGCATCGTCGTCGTCGTCGTCATCGTCGCCGGGGCCTTGAGCCTTTTCGAGTTCCGCGAGGTAGGCGGAGACTTTCGCCTCGTCGTTCCAGTCCATTTTGGCGAGACGCACCTTCTGTTGGTGCGCGGCAACGTCCTCCTTCTTGAGCGGGTCGCCTTCAAACACGAGCGGGTCGCCAGCCTTCGGCTCGGGCTTCGGCGCTGCCTGGGCGGGAACGAGGATCCCTTTGAGCCCTTCGAGGAGTCCTTCGTTGGACTTCTTGAGGGCTGCTTCCAACTCTTGTGCATTCATGTCGTCTGGTTCTCCGGGCTCGGTGATGCCGAGCTTTCCTTTGATAAAATCAACTGCCTTTGTCAGCCGATTGGCCCAATCAGGCTGTTCTTCTACTACGATTGCGGGACCTTCGAACGAAACCCCGTTCCATCCTTCGCTCTTGTAGAGTGCGCGAAGTGCGGGGTCTTCGATCTTGATGAGTGCGCCCCAGCCCCCGGTAACGTCTACCGGAGTTCCGTCGTAGTCTTTCCAGTTGGCAAACCGCTCATCGCTCTTCTGAATCGTGAACGATTCTGCAACGTATGCCTTCTGGCGCTCGATGATATTGCCGTCGTGCCGGATGTCGAGCTTCGCACCCTCGCGCATGAACGAGTGGCCCATCTCCCTGCATAGATCCGCATCAGCGATGTCGCCGTCTACGTCTCGCAACTCGGGCGCGTAGCCGACGATCAGCAGTTCGCCCTTCTCGTCGAAGTCGTCGAGGGCCTTGACCATCGCTTGCAGATGCGCGGAGCCGTCCTCGGACTTGTAGAGGACCGGCAGGCGGTTCTTCCCGCGCTTGCAGAGGGACAACTGCTGAACCGTGACCTTTTTGATGCGCCTCATGGGGGTCAGGATGTAGACTTCCGGCCACGATGCAAGCCCGTCTGTCGAGGAAATCGAATGAATGATGCCGCCAACACTAATCGGGTAACTGTCTGTGAGGTCGAGCGGATCCCCCTACACGCGAAGCCGGAGGGATGGCAGTCATGGTCCGAGATCATAAAGGACCAGGAGAGCCCCCTCGGGCTTGTGTTCCTCTCGGTCCCCGAGCATCTACGGAAATCCGTCGATCCCGAGGACAAGGAGCAACAAGCATCCGACCAGGGAGTGAACCTCGGGGTCAAGATGCAGCCGTTCAACATGCAGGCTGCTATCAACTTCAAGAACCAGAATCCACACCACTCGACGTGCATCGAAGCAAAGACTCGCGCACTCGTGGGCCTGGGATTCCAGGAGAATGAAGACCTCATCTCCGACGAACTAGATCCTCTCTGCGACAGCACCTTCCACGAAGTCATGCAGGCCATCGGGGAGGACTACTGGCAAGTCGGCAATGGATACATGGAGGTGGTCTGGGACGACAGCGCCTCGAAGATCGTAGGACTACACCACGTTCCGGCAGCTACGGTGCAGATTTGCATCGAGGATGTGTCGTATCGAAGGCACTTCGTAGTTGGTGCTTTTTCGAGCGAAGGAACCGGGCCGATCGTCATGCCTCCGTTCGGAGAACTCAAGAGCTTCAAGGAACGGTTTGGTCTGACATCCACGAGTCGGGAAGGAAGAGATCCCGAGGCCGCAGATGGCGGTGTCCCTGATAATCTCCCCTCTGTGGGGGACGGTGGTCGAGTGGGATACGTCTCGCAAGGATTTGGACGACCGAGCACGCGAGCAGAGATCATCCATTTCTCGCGTCGTACTTCGATGAATCGCTGGTACGGCTACCCTGACTGGCTCTCGGCGGTTGCAAGCATTGAACTCGTGCAGTGCATGACGCAGGAACGGTACGACTTCTTCCTCAACCGTGGCGTCCCGGACTTCATGCTGTTCGTCACGGGCGCAGATGTCCCCAAGGATGAGTGGGAGTCAATCAAGCAGGCGATGCTTGCAACTCTCGGACAAGGTAACCAACACAAGACTGTTGCGGTCAACATCAACGATCCGAATGTCAAGATTCTGGTTGAAAAGCTCGCAATGGAAGGCTCAGGCTCCGAGGCAGCGTTCACGTCGATGAGCGAGACACTTTCGCTCGACATCATCACGGCACACCGGACTCCCGCGACCATTGCAGGGGTGCAGATCCCTGGAAAGATGGGAGCCGTAAACGAACTACCCAACGCTCTCCTCGCATTCCAGGTGCTTGTGATCGGTCCCGAGCAGGTGACATTTGAGTCGGTCCTCGGCAACACTCTCGGCAACAAGAGCAAGAACGGTGGGCTTGCTACACGCAAAAAGCACTTCAAGTTCAAGCAGATTACTACCGAGATCCCGCTCGGCATGGTCGGTCAGACCGGAGGACAGGGGGCGGGAACGCCAGGGAAGCAACCCGAAGGAACCGGGGCGGGACTCAAAGAGTTAGACACGATGGGTCGCATGAGAACTCCCGCCGCCGCCACTGGGGGCCGGGACCTCAGCGCAGGCGTCAAGACCTAGCGCAGCCATCTCAGAGAGCGGCCCCGGCCTCCTTACGGAAAGCCGGGGCGCTGTCGTTCAGTCGCGGAACGTCAAGGCATGAACTCGAAGTCAACGTCTGCCGACCACTCGTGTCGGTTCAGCCACATGACCGTTGCGCCGCTCGGCGGGTTCGAAGTGGTCGCCGTGATCTGGATCCCCACGGCCGTCTGCGCGCGCGTTGCGATCTCAAGCGGCACGCCCACGGGCACGAACACCCAGTCCGATGCGGAGTCGAGCACCGTCGTCGATGAGTCCCCGGACGGCCCGTCCCAGTCGATCGAGCCGTCGAAGGCCGTCGCTGATCCGCCGGTCTCGAACACGCGCGCGGCCCTGCTCGCAGCGATAGACTGACCGCCAGCTCGCAAGGTCCAGCCGGCCCGCACGTGCGCCGAGGCGTTCCACGTTGCGCCAAGTCCGAAGGCGTCAGTTTCCCAGCCGAACGTACTCGTGACCTCGTGCCGCACGCGCACGCGCACGGTCGAGGCCCACGATGGCGCGGTAGGCAAGGTGACCACGCGCGTGCTCGGAGTCAGCCCGCCGTCGATCGACAGCGAGCCGAATGCAGCTAGGAGCGCGGCGAGGATCAGCGCCACTCGTACGCGAGGATCGCTCGCGCCTGAACGGGATTCTCGACGTATTGCATAGGGCTGTGGGATCCCCACGAGCCAGGAGCAATGGGCCATTGCCAGCCCCAGTACCAGCTTGTTCCGTTCGCGCGGTATTGCGGGGTGAACCACAGCCTGCCGATCGGCAGGCCTCGACGCTGGCCGATAATCGGGAACTG